TGCGCCTCCTTGAAGCTGTACTCCTGCTGCGCCGGGGCCGACTCAAGCCCGGGGGGCAAAAAGTTGGCAGCAGACGCGACGGAAATTCCCTCATCCTCAAAACCAGCCCTGTTTAGCGTCTCCACCCAGTTGTAGACTTCAGGGCCGAAGGCCTGTTGCGTAAGAAACTTGGGATCGGCCCGACCGCTAACAATGGTACCAATATCGGCGATGTTGGATGTCGTTGGGGGTGAGCCGGGCATGTTGAAAATGCGCGGCGAGACCAACAGATTTTGGCCCTTGTGGATCAACTGGTGGAGGAAGTCCAGCCGTTGTTGCTTGGCGAACTGCCTGTACGCAATGCCATCCCCGTAAAAACCTGCAGGTGGAAGAACCCACCGAAGGTCGTCATACGGAAAAAAGCTGAATTTCCAATCAGAAAACTCCAGGCACCCGCCCGGATAGCAGAGAACACGCCTCCGGGAGTCCCCGTCAATGTGGTAACCCTCAATAACCCACACCTTCCCTGGACCGGCGCTTCCCCGCATGGTAAGACCCCAGTCGTCGCCACCACAGAAGTTGAAGGTGTGTCCAGGAAACTTCCTGCGCAGGCGGGCCTTTGACCAGCGCATAACCCTGTATCGCTCCGTGTACCCGTCGAAGTTGGACTCGCACTGCGACTCTGGGACAACAATCTCCCCCGGGAAGACGCGTTCAAGACGAACGCGGAAGTCGGAACCACTTCCCTCGGGTACGTACGCCCAAGTCCCCGTCCCCACGATGGTGGAATCGCGGAAGCACTGCGGGGCAATTTTGTAAACATCGCCCGCGTAGTAGGCACCGACAAGGAACAAGTCCAGGTCGGTAGCCATGAGCTGCATACGAAAGTCGGCACCCTCCGTAGAGACCGTTGCCTTCGGAAGATGCTGGGAAATAAGGGCCGTAGCCGTGTCACAGGCTGCCCGGATGAGGCCCCGGGTTTCCCGGAAGATGGGGCGCGTTAGCGTCTTCCCCTGCCCCCACGAAAGGGAAACGGGCTCGTATCCGCTATACTTCTCAAAAAACAACCGCATGTTCTGGAGAACGTGGGGCTGATTTTCCTCAATGTCGTTAACCTCGCTGAATACCGCGGAGGAGACGTCTTCTTCGTCCTCGTCGTCGGCCATCTCATACCAGAGGCAGGCACCATCTTCCTCCGGGTCGGCCTCTCGCAAGGCGTCGGCTACGGAATAGGTCTTGCGCATTAAGACCAATCCGTCTCTTTACCCGGATCAGAGTCGGACAGAGGTTGACTTCCATTCGGGTTAAATACCATCTCGACCCTTGCGGATCCGATGCTTATGGAGACCTGAAGGGCACCGAGTTCTCGTGCCTTCTCCATAAGACCGTGGAGTTGGGCGGTTAGCGTATCTACAGCAATAGAAGACAAGGGTCCTCGCTCTCGTGGATGCGGCCCTCTTGGAGGCGGCGGATAGCCTCGCGCTCCCGCTCGTAGACGAGCATCATAGCGGAGGGGGTAACGTGCTTAATTTTAGGGCGGTGAAACCGGTGGTAGCACCAGCGGAAGGCGTAGAGCGCCGCGTCGCAGATGTCGTTGGGGGTATTGCGATCCTCCTTTCGAGAACCAACGGGCGGGATGTTGCCGGCCCTGTCTTTTTCCCAGCGATTACCAAGTATCTCGCTTTTCTCATCCCCGAGCAGGGGTGAGTTGCGGCGGATAAGAATGCGCTGCTCCTCAAGGTCGTCATTGAAGAGCTTGATGTGGTCTTCCTTCTCCCGCGTCTCAGCCGGTTCCCACACTACGCCATACTCGTCCGCGAGTGTGGGCAGGAACAACGTGCGGGATAGCCCGCCAGGGTCGCACACCTCCATCTCAAAGCGTTCGTACACCTCGAGGAGTCTCTGGCGCCAAGCGGAAAGGAAGCGTGCCGTAATCGGCTGCTCAGGGGAAGCGCAAATCTTTTCTGCGTACACTTCGTACAGGTTGGGGCAGTCGGGGGAATAGGCCCAAACCACCATGGCCGTTCCGTCAGTCCCCCCGAGGTCCACGCCGAGAACGTAGCGCCAAGGCACGGCATCCTGCGGAAGGAGTGGGAGATCGTCGTAAACGTTTCGACTATACGCGAACTTGTACACCAACTGGTTGAGGCTGGCGACCCACTCACCAAGATACTCCCTCCGCCACGTAGGATTATCGTCATCCCAGCCGCGCAGCCGCTTCTCCTCGAGTGCATCTGCCCAAAGGTGGGGTGCTGCTAGGTTGGCCTGGGGCGTCCATTGGTGATGGCGCCAGAGCCCCTCGCCTTCCTCCGTGTCCGCCTTGTAGTTGGAGGGGATACTATCCTTGCCCAGCGGTACGGGGGGCGTACACGTGGCAAGATAAAACTCGCCAGCTAGTACCTCACCTGGGGTTCCGACGATAATGAGACGTCCCTTTTTAACTGCCAGCGTGCGCGCTACAACGGCCTTCAGTAGATAGGCGAAGTCACCCAGCGGGTACATCTGGGCCTCATCTACGACCACACCATTGAGCACAGCGCCACGGAGCTTTTCCGCTTCGTCAGCGCGGTCTGCGCCAAAGAAGTAGACAATACTACCGTTGGGGAAGGTTAGCGTAAAATCGGTCTTGTTCAGCGCCAAACCCAAATTAAACGTGTGGTTGAACAACCGAATAGTGGCCATGTACTGCCGCTTGAGCGACTTCAGTGTGGGGCCCACAAGCACCCACTCCTGATGGCGCTTTCGGGCGCAGCTGGCAAAGATGAGCAGGAGCACCGCCCACGTCTTTCCCACCTGCCGAGGCGCCAGTACGGCGTCTCGGCGGGCTGACGATTGGTAGAGGTTGCGCTGGTGCGGCTGCATCGCCTCCACTAGACTGTCGTGTGTGGTCTCCGCCGCGGCGTCAACCTCCGCAGAGGAGAGACGCTTGCTGGCCAGACGCTTGCGAACGGCAAGAAACCCCGGAACCAGGTTGCCGCTCACGGCATCCACGTCAGCACAGGCGTCCGAAAAAGAAGCACGGTGCCATCAGCCCAGGTGATAGTAACTTGCTGACTCACAGGGTCTACATTCACCGTATGGTAGACACCCCCCTCAAAGGCGCGTGACAAACGAGAAATTTCGTTAGCCTCGCGCACCTCAACGGGAATCACGAAATCTAGGCGGGAGACGGGGTTTCCGCCCACCAAGCGTGACGGGCCTGCCGCGACCGAAGCGGGTTTTGCAGCCTCTCGTGGCCCAGTTTTGTCCGCCACACTAGGGGCAGCTTCTCGGAGTGGGTCCCTACGAGAAGTTGTTTCGCCAGACCGTGCAGTCGCCATTGTTTGCCTCGTCGAATGTGGAGCCAGTGTAGATAGTTTTGATCCCGCACCAGGTAACCAGCAATATCCGCCGGGTATTTGGCGGGAGATAGGATGATAACCTGTGCCTTATCCGTCAGGGCCCCGCCACTAGCGCTGGTGCCCTCGAGCACCCGCCGTAGTACCTCTCTGTGGGCCGGAAAGAAAATGTCGTTGGGCAGGAAGCTTGCGTCGGCATCGCGCAGATCCGCCAGCCAGCTGTCGTAAATATAGTTCATGTCCCCCGGCTCAACCGGGCGCAGTGTAAATAAATCGCTCAAGTGGGTTCCCCCGCTAGGATGTTGCGCCAACCGGCGTTCGTATTATTCAGTTCCGACTCAGCGGTGGCCATCGAGGCATAGACAGCTGTCCGCGTGGCCGGAGGTAGTTCGGTGTACCACCCAAGAAAAAGCTGGTGCTGCTCCTTCACGGTCATTTTATCAACCATACGCGCATTGTCTTCCTGCAGCTTCCTCGCTGAGTCCAGAAGTTTGGACATGGCGTTGGCCACCTGACGGATGCTATTGCGGATAGCCTCGCGCGCCTCGGCGTCCTTGGTGGTCTCGAGTCCCTTACGGTAGTCTGCGAGCTGACCCTTGAGGTCACGCACCGTTTCAATGGCCGTTTCTTGCAGTGACGGTTGATCCTCACCGGTGACGACGATAAGACGCTTTACTTCAACGCAAAAGGTGCAACCCTCAGTGGCCTGAATGGGCTTGCGGCATTTTCGACAGCTGTAACCGAGCATGATTGTCCTC